TAGTGTTCCAAGGGATGTAACATTACCTTGTGCTGCAGTTTGTAGTGTACCAGATAATTGTGTTGCTGTCAACCTTCCTGTGCTAGGATTGTAGGTTAAATCACCATCTGATTCTAATCCAATGTTACCACCGTCTATATCACCACCTGATGTGAATACAATAGCGTTGTCTTCGTTTGTGCTTTCGTTGTCACTAATCGTTACAGTTGTTGCCACGGCTGCTGTAGTTGCATTTGCTACTGTTACACCTGCAATCACAGTGTTAAGTGCTGTGCCACCTACAGTTATAGCATCTGCTTCTAGTGTTCCATCAATGTCTGCATCACCACTGATGTCAAGGCTAGTAGCTTCTATTTCACCACTAGCTTTGAATATAACATTGTCACCACCGTCTACCTCAAAGATGATCTGATTGTCTGTGCCAAACTTAATTCTATTGTCTGCATCTCTACCTAATTCTAAGCTTGAATTTACTACAGAAGTAATTCCTGTTTGGGCAGCGTCTATTGCCATTGTAACTGTTGATGATGATGCACTTGAAGATAGACCTGTACCACCTGCAATTGTTAGTGTTTCGCTGTCTAAGTCAATGTCAATAGTGCCACTGTCAGTAGTTATATCTAAGTCTTCTGCTGTTAACTGTGTGTCAACATACGCTTTTACAGATTGCTGTGTAGGCACGAGAGTAGCACTGTTAGATGACATATCATCTTCATCTACAAATGCTGTGATAGTTATTGAGCCATCAGACAAACTACCATATGTAACTGTGCCTGTGGTTGTTATTGCTGATGAGCCGTTGTCTATTGCACCAAAGCCACTTGTTATAGAACCACTGTTCAATGCACCAACAGTTGTAACATTAGAGAGTGTATCTAGGGCTGACTCAAAGTATGTTTCAAAATCAGTCAGGGCAACTTGCTTCATTGTCCCTGCATCGTTTACAACAACTCTATCAGCGTCTGCTAATGTTGTTGATGAAGCAGATGTGTCACCATCCATAATGTTAAGTTCAGTCGCTGTAGCTGCTACGTTTGTGCCACCAATGTCAAGCGTGGTTACAGATATTTCTCCTGCCACCGTTGCAATACCGTTTGCTAATGTAATTAAATCTGTATCATCGGTATGTCCTATTGTAGAACCGTTGATAACAACATCGTCTATATCAAGTGAGCCACCTGTTATAAGACCTGTTGTTGTTATGGTAGATGAGCCTGTATCTATTGTGCCAAAACCAGAGGTGATGCTACCTGAGTTTAACGCACCTACAGTTGTTACGTTTGATAATGTATCTAGTGCTGACTCAAAGTAAGTCTCAAAGTCTGTGAGAGCTACCTGCTTCATAGTTCCTGCATCGTTGACTACTACTCTGTCAGCATCTGCTAGTGTGGTAGAACTAGCTGTGGTATCTCCGTCTAATATATTTACTTCTGTTGTTGTAACAGTAAGTCCGTCTAGCACCTCTAACTCTGCTTCACTTATGTCGGCACTACCTATTACAATATTACCACCAACAGTGAGATTGCCAGATACGTCTACAGCACCATTTATGTCTATGGTTGTTGCTGCAAGTTGTATTTCTGTATCTGCTACAAGATCAAGCTGTCCATCTGTGCTAGAGTTAATGTATATGGCTGTATCACGGAACTGTAACTTTTCTGTAGACGCTACAAGTATATCATCACTGAACTCAAAATAATCTTCATCTTCCATCCACTTGAGTACACCATCATTTGTTTCACCATCAAAGGTTACAGTTATATCTGTACCTGCAGTGCCATCTCCAAATGTTAGAGATGTGCCAAGTAGTTTTGTGATAGGACCACCTTCTGCTGCTGTTCCGTCATGTGTGTGTCCTGAACTTGCGGCAAAAGCTGCTAATAACTGATTAAACTCGTCATTAGTGTGGGCTGCCGTAATAACATCACCGTCAGAGTACGAGGATTGTCTTGTGTATGTTGCTCCCATTTATCTTCTTGCTCCTACTTGATATTCTAATTGAAAACCTTTTAATGAGTATGGTGCTGTTTCTCCACCATCGTTTACTCTTAGTGCCACAGCAAATCCTGATCCTTCTACTGATTGTCTAAAGAGTGGCTGTGATGCACCACCATATGTACCAACTACAGAAGAGGATGCACCGTATGTTGATGTTCCATATATGGCTGCAATATCTTGTGAGTCTAACTCATATGCAGCAGGTCTTGCTGAGTCTTTAGATTCATAATCATATCGTAAAAATAAATCTGCATCTATGGATGACTCAGGTTTAAAGTTTACAACCACACGTTGCATGTGCTTTCTTATACCTGCATCACCAAATGTCATATCAGGACTTCTATACTTTGCTAGTATAGGTGTGCCATCAAATGTGTTACCCTGCTCTTGTCTATATACATAGCCATTAGAAAAGTCACCGTGTAAAACTATAACATCTCCTGCTTTTACAAAGCTGTCTGTTGATGCAGGTTTTATACCTCTTAACTCTGAAAACTCAAATGTCTGTCCTTTTAAAACACAAACTATGCCTTTTGTAGAATTTTGTCCTGTGCCATCCTTAGTAAAAAATATTCTATACTGTGATCTGTCTGGTATAACTACACTTTGAAACTCAGATGCACTTGATAAATTCTCATCAAATATAGACTGTACATTAGAGCTAATAGTACCAAGTTCAACGTCACCAATTCTTGCTGTACCTGCAACTGTTCTAAGACCATCAGGTCCTAAGAATATTAAGTCACCTGCAAATTCTTGTATAGTGTTACCATTTATACAACCAATTTTTCTAGTAACAGGCACTACTGAAAATGCATCAGCACCAGAGCCTGAACTTCCAGTAATCTTAAATATTCTGTTTTCACAAAATACAAATAAATCTTCTCTAAATGTTTTTAGTCCAACAATGGTATCGTCAATAGTGATAGTTCCTGCAGGTAAAGTGGCACTTGAACTAAAGGCATCTTCATCTCCCCCTTGACTATGTACTAGCTCTTGAGGTTTACCAGACATTCCTGCATAAAACATGTGATTCTTAAATGCAGTTACAAACTTTGCCCCATCTACTGAACTTTCACCTACATCTGTTGGTGTTCCCATATTACTAGGAAATACAGCAGGAGCATTTGCTCCATCTACTACTATTAACTTATCATTGCCATCAAAGTTAAATCTTTCAAAACTATATGTACCTGCACTTGTTCTGCCAGTATCTCGTTCTGTCCAACTTGAACCACCTGCTGTAGCACTAAATATCTTTTCACCTCTAGCTGCCACAACTAAATCACCAAACGTAGCTACCATTAAAATAGGCTCAGTGGCAGAACTTGTTTGTGGTACAACAGCATTTACATATTTACTAAACCCATTTATTCTTCTGTATCCACCTTCTATATCAGGCTCAAAGTTTTGTAGCTCTAATGCTTCTCCGGGTTGCATCATAAATGTAGAACGATTTAAAACTAATCCACCTTGGCAGTTAAAGGCTGTAGGTTGTACTTGCGACAGATCAGGCATATTACATCACTCTTGGATTTAAGTCTAGTACGTGACTTGGCGTTCTTGGTATATATGTAGATCTTACATATTCATATTTATTTACTAACAAGGACTGCATATTCTTTATACCTTGCTCAAATCGTGCAAAGTTTAACTGATACTGTCCAGTTTCTCCTCTGTACTGATATACAAAAGCTGTAGCACCGTCCACTATAACTGCATCAAAACGTGCAGGTATAGTTGTTGTGTCTCCATGTGCTGATAGGTCTGTTGGGAAAGTGTAATAGTCAAACTTTATAGAATATGACTTATTAGGATAAGGGTGTAAAAGATAATTGTTGTCTGGAGATCTAACCACACTTTTAGGAACTCCTCCTTGATCAAACTGGGCTACTTGTACTCCACTACTGTGAGCAGAAGCTGTTGTGCTATTTGCTCCACGTGAAACACCTGTAAAAGTTGTGGATGAAGTGCCTGTATATGTAACCTCTTCATTACCTATATGTAATGTGCCTGTGCTGTCAAATCCTGTAGTACTGGCTACGGTTATTGTAGTTGCTGAGTCTGTTAGTGAACCATCTAGTGTTGTTGTGTTTATTTCATCTTCTTGAGTTACAAACTGATTTATGTAATCGTTATATTGAATAATAGATAACTTACCACCACTTGTTGCTAAATCTTCATCTCTAACTAGTCTAAATGTATTGTAGTCTACATGTTTAGTTGATGTAGGCAAGCTATATCTAACTGACCCTGCTGTTAAAGTTTTTGTTTCAGTTGCGTGATTAAATGGAAAGTTATATTCTTTTTGATTAATATATCTTATAGATTCATTCACAGCATTTTGTGCTTGCACCTGTATACCTCTAGCACTACTAAAGTTAGATGAAGTTAGCTGTACCTCGTTTAGTCTTGCTAGTGTGCTGTTTGTAAGTGTTAGATATGTTCCAGACATTTTATCCTCTTAGGATTGTTT